AAAGTACTCCTGAGAAAACGTACTTCATATTAAAAACAGTATCACAAACATTCAAGGTAATCTGATCATTCAGAAGGTATGATTCGCTTAATTCAATAACTCCTGAACCAAGGCCGGACATGAAATAACCGGATAAGTTTTCACATGATTGCTCGAGATAAAACTCAATAGGAATATCTTTATATCCTACTGTCATGTAACCTGACCAATGTTTTGATATAGTTTCGTTATCGGTTTCACATGAAATCAAAAACAATAATGAGATAAATAGTGTTTTCATCGCTGTATGTATTAGTTATTTAATATAAATTCCTATCATTTGGTTAATTTCTTCACGTCCGAAATATTTACCTTTCTGTAATTGTTTCTTTACTTCGGTTGCTTTACTGATTGCTTCGCTTAATTCTGATATGGTTAATTTCAATTCCTGATACTTTAATTTGTGTTGTTCCAGAATAGTGATATATTCCTTCCCGTGATGCTCAATAATGCCTTTATCGTAGTTCGTTTCGTTTCCTGATAGATAATTATTGCATATTGAACATTGGCCATAAACATTAAACATGTCAAATCTAAGTGCGGGAGTTGATCCAATGGAATATCTATGGCCGGCATGCCTCTGCCTGGTAAATGGTTTGCCATGCCAGCCGCATTCGCAACTTATACAGCCGCGTTCAATATCAGTCATTCTGACAATACTGTTTACTATTGATTGTAACATTGCTTCGTATTCGGATTTGGTCATTATTTCTTTCTTTTCAGCCCGGGACTTTTTAACTTGCTCGGTATGGATTATTTTTTTAGCTTTTAAAGTTGATTTTTCAATACAGTCCTTACCTGCCGGAGTTGAATACAGCCATTTAGGATAACATTTATTGCATAGTCCTTTGTGTAGTGTAGATGTAGGTGTGAATAATTCTCCACAACCAAAGCCAATAGCCCGTGACGTTCCTTTACACCTACGTTGTTTAATCTGGATCATAATTTTTGTTTCTTTTTATAGTCAGGATCAGGATCAGGGACGAAATCATCTGGCCCTTGACTGAACCATTCTAAATAAAACGCCTGTAAATTTTCATAGTAGTGCATTGCATCAATGGTGGTCATTTTTGTTGTGGTTAATCTGAAAGCACTTTTAAATACTTCACCTGTCTTTATATCAATCATTCCTGATTGCTCGTCGTATTCCTTTCTTATGCGTTCTTTATAGTCTTCAGGTAAACAATGATGCATACACCATACATGTACTTGTTCATCTGAAATATCCTTAAAATTACCTGATTCGGTTAATGCTCGTTTGTAAAATGAATAAACAAGGCCCCAAAAGGTATTATTCTGTTTTATGGTTCTTATCCGGCCTATTGGTTCAATCTTATTCATATAGGTTCCATCCGGAAGTTCAGCAAGTAATTTTATAAACTTGTCTTTATCAGGATAATTAGACTTTCCGGAACGTTGAAGGAAAAATGTTTCTAATGTCATATCGTTTGTTTTAAACCGGGTCGATCTTTACCAGCTTACCCCTGTCAAGGAGCTTTGAAGGGAGACCGTTGCCCGGTATTTGTCGGAAAATTTGAAGGTCACAGTATTACTATATGAATGTTTCCGCGAACTAAATCACACGCAAGTAATTCATCATTATTAACCATAAAGTTTTGTTTTAGCAATTCATCTTTACAGTCTTCGGATAAATCACCCTGTAATCTTATTTCACTTTCCGAAATCCTGATAGAATAAAACATTGATAAATCAATTTCTTTACCAAGTTCGACTAAAGTATTTAAGTTCTCTTTCATTGTGGTTTGTTTTATGGTTATTTAACTTATTGATTATCAGAAAGGTAAGTCATTATTTGGGTCCGGATCAGTTGTGTTTTCCGGGTCATTCGGCAGCATCGGCTCCTGTTTTACTTCTGGTTTTGCTTCAGGTTTAGGCCCAATCATTTCAAAACTATCGGCAACAATTTCGGTAATATACTTTTTATGCCCGTCTTTGTCGTCCCAGGATCTGGTTTTTACTTTACCTTCAATAGCTAATTGGTTTCCTTTTTTTACCCATTTTTCTGCGATTTCTGCCAGTTTACCCCAAACAACTATGTTATGCCATGTTGTTTCTTCTTTTCGCTCGTTATTTTGAGTGTAACGCTCTATAGTGGCAAATGAAAACTTTGCAACCATTTTGTTGCTGTCAAGCGTTTTTACTTCAGGGTCCGTTCCGACCCGCCCTATACCGATCCATTTATTCATAATTATTGTTTTATTCGTTCAACTAATATTTTGACTTCTTCAATACATTCCTGTAATTTCTCATCGAGTAATTTCAGTATCTTTTCATCCCGGTCTACTTTTAACAAAATCTGTTTTAATTTCGGGCTTGAAAATGGCATGTAATCAACATAATCCCAGCCAGTACAAAGTAATTGCCCATGAACCTGCCAATAATATTTTTTAGGCAGTTTTTGTGTTTCCAAGTATTCATTATAAACCTGGAAAGAAGGACATTTAAACTCACATCCTGCATTAACTCCAACTATTTTTCGGTCAGGACTTGCGCCAACATATTCATTATACTGATAATAACCGGCGTTTTCAGTTTGATTGAAAGTAAATAGTTCATAATTTTCTGCGGCAAATGGCTCTTTTTCGTGTCCGCGTTGCATCCATTTATTGCTATAACCTTCTTCGCTTTCACCGGTTACACGTTCGTAGGCAACCTTAATGATTGCATTTTGATAACCAGCCGTTTTCTTATCCATGAATAAGTCACCGAACATAGATGCACCAAACTTACCAATTCTGAGTAATTCCCATTCTTCTGAGTTTTGCTCAATATCGTAATGTATTATCATGCCGGTATGTTTTTAAGTGATTCTTCCATTAACTTAGTTTCGTTTTCACTGGATAATTCATATTTAGCTTTTACGCCGTCTATTGTTCCTTTACCTTTTCGATATTCAATAGCCTTAGGCCATGCTTGTGATTGTGGTGTTAACTCAGGTTTCGTAATATTAGGCTGGTCTGGCCTTATGCGTAACCCTTCAGTTACTTCTCCAAATGCTTTAACGTCGTATTTTACATAGATAGACACGGGTATATTATTCCAATCATTTATGTAAACAGACTTAGCAAATTTCTTTATAACCTTGCTATTTGATACGTTTAAGATCATTGGTTTAATCTTAGCATCTGTAAAAGTCGCAACATTGCGCTCCTGTTCTTTACCGTCTGGACCTTTAACTTTTCTGACCGTGACGTTTTTAATAATGACTTTTAGGTCTTTACCTTCATCAAGATCGCAAGACCCCAGATAGTCAGAATTAAATACTTTTTTCCAGTGTGTTTTTTCCATTGCTGTATGATTATTGGTTAGTAAATTACTTTTCAAATTCCATCAAAAATTCAACATCTACCCCGGTATAATTCATTATCCGGTGTATTACATCCATGTTTACAGATGTTTTAGGGCCAAAGTTTCCCCTGTTTAGCTTAATAAGGTACATCTGAGACGCCGTAATCTCAGTGTCCGGCATGGCTATTTTAGCCAATTTACGCTGGCTTAGTTTATCTTTACCCGTATGGGTATTATTGTAATACTTTATAGTCTCATCTATTCGTATTCTCATATCGGTTAATTTTCAGTAAATGTATAAAATTATATTTTAATAAGCAAGTAAATTTCAAAGTACTTATTAAAAATATTAATCTATTCCCCTAAAAAACTTGCCTAACTCACCAGAAGATTTGTCTTTTTCTTCTTCATTTTTAGATATATTTTCCTGTGGTTTTTGTTCTTCTTTTGGTTCGTTTTGAATTGCTTCAAATAATTTCTTCATTTCACCAATACACATAGTAAAGCCCTTTTTATAATATCTAAACGATCGGCTCAAAGAACTTGCAGGATAAGTGATTTTATTAATCATTAATTGTCTTTTTGCAAGATCGATAAAAGTAGTTTCTCCATGATATATTTTTTCACTGTCAACGGCAAACATTGAAACAGTAAAATCAAACGCCTCAATTGTTGTTTGCGGATCTTTAAAAAACTTCTTTACAAGGTCGTATGTAAGCCCATTATATTTAACTTTACAACCGTTATCACTCTCCCATTTTACCTCACATTCTTTTGCCTTAAAATATGTTCTTGCCTTTTCGTATTCAATTTCATTTGGAAAAAACATATCATAATCTGTTTTTACAGGAACTCCCATAAAATAGTCGCGTAAAGCACCACCAGCAAGCCAACATTTAATGTCAGCCTTATTCATTTCGTTTAAGATAATTTTACCATACCTTTCAACGGCATTATCAAATTGTATCATATTAATTATTTTTAAATATTAAAGTAATGGCAATAAAAAAACCACCTCACATAAGCAAGGTGGTTTCCCTATGGAAAAAGGGTGCATCATACAGCGATGAATGAGCAGAACAAAGATATGAAAAATTGTTATTCATTTCTTTATTTTGTTAAAAATTCTTCTGATAATATACCCTCTTATAATTGATGCTCCTGTAAAAACAAGCGTTATAATAATGTTTTGTTCCAATCTAACAGGAATATTCATTACCGGATAAATTACAAGCTGAATACAGAAACTCACAAGTAAACCGGTTAGAGTATTGATTATAGATTCAATTATTGATAGTTTCCTCGGCTGCATTTTCAAATAACTTTATCTGATTATTTTTGAACCTATTTTTAACATCCCTGAGATTTATTATTGCCTGATTGAAATATGATTCTTTAAGCTCTATTCCGATTCCTAATCTACCATAACTTACAGCTCCATAAATTTCAGATCCAACGCCCATAAATGGAGTTAATACTTTTTCACCTACATTGCTGTATAACTCACAACATCTATCAATAACATCCAACTGGAGCGGATGAACGTGTTTTTCGTCTTTCTCTTCCTTACCTGGTTTAAACGGCAATACATTACCTATTCTGATATCATCCCAAAATGAAGAGGCGTATTGCCTCCAAATCCAATGTGAATATCTATTTTCGATTTGATTGCCAGAATAGTTTTTATATTTAAGAAGTTCAGCAGGCATTACCCTTTCACCAGCATAATAACCGATACCAGTAGGATGCTTTACGGGAATAGGATTATCGCCTTTTTTCCTGAAAACTAAAAGAAAGTCCGCGCCCGCGTTAGCTGCTTTTGTACTATCATCAACAATAGTGGCATGAGCTAAATTCTTTGCCATTGTTCTATTTCTTACACCTAAAGGCTCTTTCCATATGCAATGCCTTGCCGTGTAATCAAAACCGATTTCGGCATGCAGCCTTATAATGTCGCCGGGAAAATCAATCAAATGATCATTTCCTGTATTGCTTGAAGGTATGTCAATACAATGTACACAACTCATTCTACCTGGAATTGTAAGTCTGTAAATTTGTTCTACAAAAAATCTGTATTGAACAAAAAACTCAGAATAATTATCCGCATTACTCAAATCCCGAACATGGCTTGAATATTGATACATAGCCCCATCTTTTGTTGCAAATGGAGGGGAGTAAATTGATAAATGAATTGATTCACTTGGAAGTACTGGCATAACTTCCATTGCATCGCCGTTATAAATAGCGTAGTTATCGGTTAATAGTTGATTGTTTACAGCCATGACGGTATTGTTTCTTTAAGATTAAATTGTTTATTTTCTATTTTTAAACTATTATTCATGTTTGCAATAAGACTATCAAACATTTTACTTGCTAATTTTGATTTATGTAAAAGATTCTTGAAAATGTATTCACCTCCAGAGGTTGTTACAAAGTCTGATCTTACTACTTTTTTTTGTCCATATCTCAAACATCTATGTAAACCCTGATAATATTGCTCATAACTGTTTGTCGGAAATGTAATCACATGAGAGCAGTGTTGATAATTCAATCCCCAAGCCCCTATTTTTGGTTTAGTTATCAATACTCTAAAATCACCTTTTTTAAACCCTAATAATCTTTCTTCTTTTACTTCATCATTGTGTTTACCCGCAACTTGTAATGATCCCGGGATTATTTTTTCTAATAAATCACCTTCAGGATTAAGATTACACCAAATTAAAACAGGTTCTTTTGTATTTGCTAATTCGGCAACCTTTTCGCATCTTTCAACCATTGTTCTGCGCTGTTCGTCTCTTTGTTCATCTAATCCTATTGCGGGTAAATTAAAAAGCATCCCAGGGGGAGGGGTTGAATTTTCAACTAAATGATTTGTTTCGATAAGGCCAGGTAGTATAAAACCATCGTCGTCATATCCATAGTCAGAAGGCTTGCGAATAGCTCTAGCCCACGATGTAACCCATCTCCAAAACGGATCTTCAGCATGACCTTTAAAACGCCACATTTGTTGTTTACCGTACATTCTTTTTGTTGCTGAATTATTCATGTCATTTTTAAAAAATCTATTCAGCATATCAACATAACCCAAATATCCTAAAGCTTCAGAACTAGTACCTAACTCAATATAATCGTTAGGTGCACTTGTTGCCGTAGCTAATAATCTGTAAGGTATTTTCCGCATGAATTGCGTTATCTCGCTTTTTCTGCTTCCGTTAAAATTTTTAAGAATAGAACTTTCATCGCATACAACACCTGAAAAATCATTTGGATTGAAATGATGTAATTTCTCGTAGTTTGTTATCGTGATATCAAATACCTTTCCGTCAGATTTATTTGCGTCAATTTGAAATTTTTCAGCCTCTTGTTTAGTTTGAGCACTTACAGCCAAAGGAGTAATAATCAAAACTGGCTTATTTGTTTTCTGTAAAACATTCTGAGACCAAACTAACTGCATAGGTGTTTTACCTAATCCACAATCCGCAAAGAAAGCTGACCTACCCATAGTTAAACCCCAATCAACAAAATATTTCTGAAATTCAAATAAAAAATCAGGCATAAATAGAGGAGAAAAACCAAAATTATTATGGGATTGCCCCTTTGATTCAATATACTGTTCGTAATTCATACTTCCATAAATTTATCATGAAATACTGGCCGGATAAATACACCGGTTATGTTAAAATAATCATCTGCTAATTGCTGATTTGTTCTCGTTTCAAGCCATTCGTAAAAACCTTGTATATGCTGTCCGATTGCGGTATTATTTTCAATGCCGATTATTATATTAATTCTGTCTATCATCGCCCTTATTTAAAAAATAACACCCCACAAGAAAAAACACAACCGATACCGTTATCAGCATTGATTTTAATTCCTGATCCGGAAGCATGGCCTTTGAGAACATAAACACTGAGAATAGTATTACTATCTCTCCAAGCCATTTGAATAGTTTAGTACGCTTTACAGAATAATGAGCGTACAAATACAATGCTTTTGCTGTGTAAATAATTTTCATCGCTGTTAGTTTAAATTAAAGTTAACAATAGTAATATCTTTATCTGTCATTATAACCACTTCCCAGACTGTTATAAAGCTTTTTATGATAAGAAGCTTCATAGATACCCACTTGAATAGAAAACAATGCTTAAATAGCATAAATTCCATTATAGAATCAATGGAATAAGATACCTGAGTTCCGGCATCAACTGTCTTTGAATATATTTCTTTCATCGCTGTAAATTTGAAACAAAGATAACCAAAGTTTGGATATAAAAAAATAATTTGATTAATTTATTTTCTATGTTCAAAACATTTTTGAGTTTCTATCTGACAAGTTACTGGAATAAAAGAAACTGGCTTGTTAAGCTTTGCGCAATATCCATATTGAAGCCTGTCCATTAATCCGGTTCCTTCAAAAGACTTTATATGCTTTTCAAGTTTATCATAATCCCTAATCATAAATTTACAGTCATTGCAATTACAATCAATTTTCTGTAGTTCTATTGCGCTTTCTTTTGTCATGGCTTTGGTATTAGTCCAAATTTAACCCTCTCATGTGTTCCTTCAATGATCTTTTTTATAACATGGCATATTTTAATAGGTCTTACATTGCCGTGTTTAAATTTTTCAATAAGTAAATCTGAGAAACTACAATGTTCATAATAATAAATAGCGGCATCTTTTTTGGAGTCAAAATCCTTGCGTTCGTTGTTTAATTCAATTAAAATTAACTGATATAATTCATTAGCTACATTTCTGACTGGTTTCGAAAAGCAAGCATAAAATAGTTCATTAATATCTATTTCTATTGATTTAGGTATGGCTGTAGTGAATAAATGCCTTACGCATGAATATATTACCCAAACTTTAATTCTTTGTATTGTAATTGTTCCGATTGAGGCATTATAATTTCGCTTAAAAATAACTTTTAAATCATTTTCTTCGAGTAAATTATTATACTCCTGTTCTGTTATTACTATTCCATAGCGTTCAGATAAACGAGTTATAAAATGAAGTCTGCTATTTTCTAAGTCAAAGTTTTTCATATTATTACTATTATTAAAAACAACTTTATCTCCCGGATTTATATATCCTTCGAATATTAAATTAAGGATTTAATTACTGAGAAACCCTTAAACCTGAAATAATCTACACTTCCGTTCCCGTTATTCCGTTTACCTGTTTTCCGCTTTCGCTTCCGGTTTGCTAGTTGTCAGTTGTCGACATTGCCAGACTATTCAGACATTAGATTACTTCACCTTTCATTTTGTTAGCACGTTCATTCTCTATTCCGGCATCCGGTATGATGTTCGAACCGGACGAAAAACAAAAAACCTCTGACCGTTTCCAGTCAGAGGTTATTATGTTCCCCTGACTGGTAGAAGCAATCAGGGGTGAAATCAGTCGAACTATTTCGGCTGTGATGATATTTTTACCCCTCATTCTTCTACAATGAGTTGTTGTATTTCAATTATTAAGTACAAATTTATAATACTTATTTGACAAATGCAAATTTATTTCTAAAAAAAGAATTAATCTTAACTCTTAAATAAGCTAGTCTAAAGTAAAACTTAGTTATAAATTCGCTTTCTTTTTTCATTTTTAGAGAGTATACGAAAATGGATTTAAAAAGGTTATTGTCATTTATAGTTTATGCAAGGCAACCCGTTTAAGGTCTTAATCTTTCCTTTCTTAATCTGATCGTAAACAGTTCGTTCAGGAATGCATGTTATCTTTGCGTATTCAGATACAGTCACTCTTCCTAATATTTCATCGCATTCTTTTGCAATATCATAAATATCTGTCATTGCAAGGTTATGCAAATTGCATAATTGTTTGTATATAATTGACATATTATTAGGCTATTAATTATTGCGTAAAATTGCATGTGTATATATGCTAGTTATGAAACAGCTTAAAGAAGCCTCTGTAAGTTCGATTTGTTGTGAATAATAGTGAACTTTTGCAACTCAGAAACTAACTGCAAAACCTTTTCTTTTGTTGGTTCAGGTAGGTTATTTCGTCCGCTATCAGCTCCGATATTCACTTGTTCAGGATTGCACTGTTTAAGCAAATCAACCATTGTGTTTAAATTAAAATCCAAAATTGGTTCAATTGTTACAAATGTTTCAAATCCACAATCTGAAAGCATTTTCATGTATTTTGCACGGTCAAAAGGTTTCGGACTGTTTACCATTATTTCGCTGTAAAACATATCGCTTTCAATGGTTGTACAAATAACCGATTTAGGTAATTTAAAATTTAGTATTCTTTTCGGGTTCTTAGTCTGAAAAAGGTATTTATTATCAAACATTTGGCAATGTTCCAACGTTTTATTTATCCATTCATCGGGTATGTTTTCGGCAAACATATCACAACTTGAACCAACAAAAATAAAGTTTCCAGTTCCTAAGTCTGTTTTCAATTCTTTGCTGTCAAAACGAACTTTATTTAGCTTGCCCCATCGCTTCATGTAGCAGTAACTGCAATCGTGGAAACATTCGCCTTTAATCGTGTTCCATGTGTGAGTAATAAACTCATACATATTGCCTTTAGAAATATTTAATCCCATATAATTGTATTTTAAAAGTTTAGCCGATTGCATAACACGCTGTATAGTGCATGTGGGTTTCATCGGTTATTCAAAGTTCCTGCTTTCTATAAAGTTCATCAGTTGCGGATAGTGTGTGCTTTCTAATCCCACACGCCACCATACAGCCAACGTTAACTGCAAGCATAAGACCCAACTCCGAACAACCTTTCGTAACACATTTTTATTACTTTGGCATCCCATAAGGCATTATGTTTTGGCGTTTCAGAATAAACTTCACCACAACCAAATTTTTCACGGCTAACATCAGGGTCTATATCTTTCATTTCAAAAACAGTACAAATATCAAAAGGTATGTAATAAACGTTTTTAGGTATTCTAAATGCACCTCCAAATAAATCATTGAATAATACCCAATCGTAAGCCAAACAATCGCCCCATACTACAACTTCATCAAACTGTTTTAACCATGCTTCAAACATTAAGCCAGTTTCGTACTTAGTGCCTTTATAAAGCCAATCATTACCAGTATAACTTGTTGCATTTTGTCCATGTTTTTCAATATCTAAATGTAATTTGCTTAATACATTTTCCTCAATCCATTCATCAATTTGCAATAAATTGAAGTCGGTAAGTTCAGCATAAAATGTTTTTCCACATTCAGAAATTGCACCTATTGAAATAAGTGTAGTTCCATTTTGAAGTCCAGTAAACTCCGTGTCGAAGAAAATTTTTGTTTTTGACATATTTTTAATAAATAAATGCCAGCAGTTAACACGTGGTATAGTTAATTGCCGTGTTTGTACTAATTTGAAGCGTTACCACCCGCTTGTAATTCTGTGTAATTTGATATGAAAGTAGCCCGCAATCGGCAACTAACCATACCGCCATCACTAAAAAACACATTGCAAATATACGCAAATAATTTGATTATGCAAATATTTGCAATATTATTTTAATAAAAAGCCGGGAGGTAAATCACTTCTCCCGGTTCAAACCCAAAACTAACCATATGAAAACTAAATCTTATCTATTAAAATATAATAATTAGAAGTATTTGTAGGAGAAGTTTATCCATGATGGTTAATTTTATATAAGCCTTCACTGAGGGCTTCAAAGAGTATGGGGAGGATGAGGATGAGTTTATCCATGATTTATCTTTAATTAATCGTACACCCTCTGCCCTGCAATATAGTCACGGCAGCATTACTGGCTGATGTTCTAGCCGAATTACCTGCGTTTATTGTTATTGTCTTTCCTGTAATTATACCGCGAGATAGATTTATTAATAAATTATCTACGCTTGTTGATGACAATGAGTTATAAGACACATTAACCGTACAATTCCATCGAGACGTATCTTGCAGTGAAACAGTATAAGGTTCACCGTTTTTTGTATTTACCAAAAATTGAGTTGTAAATCCAAGATTCATTAATTCTCCCAGATCGCCTATAACATTCGGGCCTGTCGTAACTCCATTTAATGTAAGATCAATAAGTCCGGTAATGTTCTTTAATGTCGCAATGTCTCCATAGATATACTCCCCGGCACGGCCTAGTAATAAATCTTTAAGCAACGGACAATCAGTAAACACAGATATATTGCCGTAAGAGTGCGATAAATCAGCACTGAATAAATTCATCTTAGGAAGTTTTGAACACTGAGCCACATCAAAACTAAGATTAGCATTACTAGCGGTATATAGCCTTAATATCTCGTTTATTTCCCCTGTTATTCTGATTACGTAATATCCTTCCGCTAAATAATTACTATTATAAGTCGTGGTTGTTGTGCCATTCCCCGTAACCTCAGTCGTATCTCCATTGCCCCAAATAATATTAACAACTTTTGCATTTGTTACCCTTAACTGCAATGCAATTTGGTCTACTGGAGTTTGATCCGTGTTCATTACTAATTCTGCGTCATTTGATGTAAACGACGTTAATCCCGAAAACACCATATCTGCAATCTGATAATAACCAGATGTGTCGGGATGCACGGTTTGATTACTTAATAATATTGTATCGGTTTTCCTTGCTGAAATTCGTTGGTAAGTTTTGGGATAACCATATTCCCTATCAACATTAAGAAAAGAAGGAATAAACTCAACATTTGCGCTATCTTGATATTGGCTATATATCGCATTCCAAAGCAGGGTAATATTCTTATAATAATTTTGATTATAATGGGTTGACCCCTTCAGATAATTAGCCCCAACAGGGGGAACTGAAAAATATATCTTTGCGTTTGGGTAGCCATCAGCTACGCTATGTATGGCATTAACCAGTGATACACAATTATTTTTTAAAGTTGTAATTTGTGCCGCAGTGAGAAGGTCGTCTTTATCCACATCATTAATACCAAGTTGTATTATTGCTATATCCAAATCCGTCGCCGAGGTTGAATCGGCTATATATGCCTGAAAATCTAATTTTGTGTTAATATAAAATGGCGATCCGGCTGTAATAAATTGAGCTATTGTCTTACCTCCGATGCCTTCGTGTTTATTTACAGTTCCTTCCGTACCTATAAAGTTTGAAGTAAGCCCTGCGCTATTAATTAATGTATCCACCTCATTAACCCAAAATCCCCCAGCTGTTAAACTATTTCCTATACATAAAATATTCTTATCATTAAGCGAGGCTGTAACGGTATCGTTAATAATTATAGTAACAGAATCAGTTAAAGCCATAACCCCATACTGATTTGTGCCGGTAATTACAATATCTTCAACACCTGTAACGGTGGGCGTAAATCTCCAACATCTGTCTAATACATTTCCTACATCAGCTCGGACGTCAAAATAATAGGGTACTTCGCCCAGATAATAAGCATCCCACCAAATATTAAATTCAGTGCCAACGGTTGCGTATATCGTATCGGGGATACTATACTTATAAATTATAAACTCATCCGTGTTAGTCAAATTATTTGCATTGACCTGTGCCTGTCCCGCTGTCTGTAACTGTGATTTGGAATAGGCGTTAACCCCGCCAATATGAATTACGCTATTTTGTCCATAGCTTATTGCCGCGATAAGCAATCCAAATAAAATAAGTATCTTTTTCATTGTTTTAGTTTTCATATTGCTTGTTTAT